ACACCGTGAAAGCTCTGAAAGACCTTGCAGCTGGTATTTTGCCGGAGGAGAATTACGTCCGCGCCGCATACAAGGCTGAAGCACACAAACCAGATTCAAGGCTTTTCTACTTGCTACCGCCCGCGCAACGAGTCCTGCTTGGTGAGTTTGAAGGCAACATCTCCAGGATAGCCGAATTTTACCCAGGGTCATTACAGGGAAAGTCGTCACAAGACAAAGAGCGAATTCTAGACTCAATCATGGACACAACACACGCGCCAGCTGGGACAGATATCACGGAAGACCATTCGGTGTTTTGCATCACATTCGATTTGTCCAAGTTCTCACCAAAGTCAAACAAAAATGTAACCCAAGATTATACCGACTTCTTTGCTCAAGTTTTTGGCGTTCCAGAAATTACAGCTCTTGGTGCTCTTGGTTGCGATTCGAAGATCATTCACACAACAAGCGGCCTTCATATGGAGTACACGAACAAAGGCGCTGACCTGGAAGGGTTTAGGGGTAGAATGCAAACACTCTTCCATGTCGACATGCTTAGTGCTGCGTCTAGGCTGGCTAAGGAACGAGGGTTCTTAGTTAGTAAGGCAAACCTTGGTGCTTTCATCGACGACGGTTCTGTGAAAATTGCTGTGTTTGGTACAGGCGAAGTCGCTATGCGAAATGTCAACGGCTTTCTAAAATGCATGCAAGACGTCTACGAAGCTGGTGGACAAGAAAACCATCCTAACAAAACAGTGATTTCCCCAATTGGAGGTGAGATGCTTTCCGAGGTCCGGATTAACGGTGTGAGAGCTCCCACCGGGATCAAAGCTGCAATGCGTGTTGCACCTGATTACGAAAACCCTGCTTGTGCGATATCAGAAGATCTTGATGCCTTGTTCGCCGCGTCTCAAGGTGTTGTGAAAGATGGTGGTGATTGGATCCAAACTTATAAACGTTATGTAAGAGCAGCTGTCACGACGATTTTCCGATGGGCTCGTTCCGAAGCGTCCTCATTAGCTTCAAACCCGATGTCATTTGCACTAACGCTCATGACTCCGAAATCGCTTGGTGGTTTTGGCGTTCAATCACTGCAAGGTTTAGCGACCACTGTATGTGTGAATGCAACGTCAGAAGGGCTTGGAATGCTAAATCGAGCCTCGCGCGCAATCACAGGGGTCAGTCAAATCGTCAAGAAAATTGTGACGAGGCCCTTAGTTGCAAGAACAAACCTCAGCATATTTCGTGACCCACTTCGAGTTCGGGCTGCGACCTCCGTAGTCATCGAAAACCGGTTGATGATGTCAGTTGTCAACTGGTTGCGTTCCAATGAGAGTAAGCAATCAGCCTTCTTCGCCGCATACAAGTCTTTGGACTTAATTGCTCATGCCACTGCCGTCGCTGACGCGATTCTAGATGGTGATGTGATCAATGTTCCATTACTTGAACGAGCTTGGAAGTGCACACCGCTTGCGTACGTTGAGAGCGTTGTCTCAAAATTCAGGCGTGCAGGCACAATCATCAAAATGATCGGATACAAACAAGTTGGCTCGATAAGGAGACTAAACATGGAAGACGTCAAATCATTGTTGAACACTGCCAAACATCTGTAACCTCATTATAAGCCATCGGAACGACTAAAGAAAGCGATCGAACCCATAGGCGGGACCGGCACTAGTTGCTGTGACTTCGATTGTTACTTGTTAACCCCGAAAGAGCTGACTAATTTCTTTGCTACGATTACGTTTATTATAAAAAAA